TGCTGTAAGCCCAACCGTCCCTCCGCAGTGCAATGACAAACGTGACCTGGCGGAATGCTGCGCCGTTGCGTAACTCGATCGGTCCAACACTCACCCGCTGCACCTTCGCCTTGCCTGCAGTGACCGTAACGCCGTCCACCGTAAATGATGCGTTATTGACTGAGTCCTGATAATCCAGAATCCACGACGGTACAGCCGTCAGATTCTTCTGCACGGTCACGATACGCCTGCTGTCGTCCATTTGCTCGGCTGGAATGAATGGGTCTCCTGCACTATTGACGATGCCCTTGCCGTCCCTGTCCTGTGTGGCAGGTTTCTGGAATTGCTCTGTGTCCCACGTGATATACGCCGGTTCTCCGGTTGGCGGTGTGGGGTTTTGTGGGTCTGAGGATTGCTGGTCGCTGAGCTTCCGCTCTGTGCTGTAATTGACGGTCGCGTCCCAGATACGCCAGCCGCGCACGCACTGGATGTCAATGTCCGTGCAATACGCTGTGTTGTCGCTCGGGAAGATGTTCCCGATGATCGGCAAGTTGACATTACTGCCGACCGTGAATGCGTTGTCGTTCTGGCTGGAGGTTGTCAGGCGAAACACGCGCGTGTAGGTCCGCACGCCCTTGCTGTTTGTCGCTCGCCTGCCCTCTGCTAACTCGCCCACATATGTGACTGCCATGTGTCCTCAGTCCAAAAGATTGCCAACGACTTTCTGCACGATGCCGTTCTTCAGTGCGTTTGCCATGACATTCAGCGGCTGCATCAATGTGGCCGTCTGCTGTTCGGTGGCCTCAACGGCTGGCTCTTTGTTTTGTGCAATGGCCTGCGCGATTGCTGCCGATGCCTCTGCTGTCCCAAACTGCACAGCCCCTGCAAATTCGGTGCGCGGGTCCATGCTCCGGCCAGTAGGCTTACCGTTCAACAGTGGCTGAATGGCCATTTGTGCCCGCAGCAGCGTCCCACCCATCCACGTATTGAGGCTGTCAATGATCGGGCTGGCGTTTGCCTGCATGTTGCTGATCATGTCGGCAATGCTCATCGTGATGGCTTCAGCCGCTTTGGCTGGTGGACCACCCATTGGCTTCACCTTATTCGGATCGACTGCACCGGCCACACCCGCTGCGCCCTGTCGCAATTGGTCCAGCAGCTTCTGCAATCGTTCCTGTGCCTCCGCCAGTCCGGGCATTGCCTGCCCTTGTCCGCCGTTGCCCATGATGCCTGCGCCCTGCCCGATCATACCCGCCGCCACATTGATCGGGTTTGTTGCGTTCAGCAACTGCGTCAACGCATTGGCAGCCCCCAGTATCATCCGCTTCAGCAGCGAGTCCCATTCCTGCTCGATATAGGCAAAGGCCACGTCGATTGACGCCTTCAGCACATCGCCCAGAAACTGCGCCCGGTTCGGCATTTCCAGAAACGCCTGCAATAGCTTATTGGCTTCGCTGACGATCTCCTTCAGTCGTGGCAGGACCATTTCCCCAAGCATTCGCCCGAGAGTCTGCACGCCCTCAATGAGGCTGTTGAATTGCCCGGTAAACGTGTCATTACCCTGCTTCAATGCCCCGAAGAACTTTCCGCCTTGGCTGGTGGCTGCCTTCAGTGCTGCGTTCACCATGTCAAACGTGATTTGACCGGCCTCACGCATGGCCATCAGTTCGGCAGCGTTTTTGCCAGTTGTTTTGTTGAGCAGCTCAAACAGGTTAATCCCGTTTTCTGCAAACTGGTTTTGCTCCTGCGCCATCAATCGCCCTTTGGCCTGCACATCGGTGTAAGCCTTGGCGAGCAGCCCCAGCCTTTCCGCGTCACCCATCGCCAAATCGCCCAGCAGTTGCATCGTGCCAATGACGTCGGCCTGCTGTACGCCTTTGGCCAGCAGCATCGTGGCTGCCTCTGAGGCTGACTCAATGGTGAATGATGTCCGCAGCGCAAACTTTTCCAACTGCTTGAACATGGCTGCGCCGTCGGCCACATTGCCCAGCAACACCGAAAACCGCGCTTGCGCAACCTCCGCATCTGCTGCCAGCTTAACGACCGAAATGGCCATTTGCTTTGTCTGCTGAACAGCCCCGGTAAACAGGTTGCTCAACTGCATTCCCGCGAAAGTCTGCATGACCCCACTGGCAAACGATTTCGCGCTTGCCAGTGCGGACTGCAAACCCTGCTGCAGTGGTCGCGTGTTTGCCCCGATGTTTACGGCCAACGTGCCCAGACTAGCCACGGCGTTTCGCTCCGATCATTTGCAGTGCCATTGCAGCAACGTCATGGCTCGCGGGCTTTTCGTCCCGTGCCTGCCGCCACCACATCAGCGTTTCTGGTTTCACGTCTTTGGCTCCCAACGCCCCGGCCACCATCGCCCCGAAAATGCCAAGCACTTCCTGTGTCCCTCGGTGTCCGATCGGCTCCACCGCATCCTTTGCCTGCCATTCCTGCCACTGCTGCGGCGTCATCTGATCCAGCATCGCGTCCACATCCAGGCAGCCCATCACTTCGGCCAGGCGATAGGCTGTCAGCCGTGCTGGATCAGTCCTCAGTTTTTTGCTGTGGCCTCAATATCGGCTGCCGTAAATCCGCTCAACCGCTGCGCCACGTTCACGATTCGCTCAACCACGTCGGCCCGTTGCCCGCTGATGGCCTGCACATCCTGCAGTGAGAACAACGGCACCCCGTTGTCGTCCTTGCAACACGCCACCACCAGCCGTTCCCGGATCTCCGCAACCCGTGCTGCCACGGGTCCGGATTTGCCCTGCATGGCCTGCTCGAATCGTGTCCGCTCGCCTGCTGTCATGCCCCACACCGGCACCACAACCCCCTCGCCAAACTCCGGCAATGCCACATCCTCGCGCGGCATGTGCAGGGGTGTCCGAAAGGCTGCCGGGTCAATTATCGTCCTGTTCATTTTCCTCATCCTCCGTTTGGGTGTCTTCGGGCGAGTACAGTTTGTGATTCGCCCTGACGGCTGCCTCAATTTGTGCCTGCGTCATGCTGCACGCCTTGCGGCATTCGTCATCCAGTGGCACGGCCTCACCATTGCGGACCAGTGCCACACAATTCGTTTCAGGGTGCAACGCCTGATCAATCTCGGTACCTGCAGGGACAAACCGCCGACTGTCGGACTCGACAATCAGCGGGCTTCGCCAGCAGTCAACCACGCCCAGTTCTCGCGTTGTTCTGCACTTCACTTCGCACCTCATCAGGTAGGCAGTACTGGGCAACCATCACACTTCAGTGTGATACTCGCACGCAATCCGTCAGACGCTTCGCCCGTGATGTCAACGCCGATCCCCGACGACACAAACGTCAGTTCGGTGCTACTTGTGTTTGCGAATTTCACCTTCCAGTTCACATCGTTCGGCAAACCGTTCGTTGTCATGTGTGCCGCAACGGCCAGATCGGTGATTGCCTGGTGTCCCCCCAACGCCGGATCATACAGCAAATCGAAAGTGACTGAGCCGCCCTCGACAAATCCCGTGGGGTCATATTCCACGCCCGCAGTTCCGTCGAGTGTCCGGCTGTCGTATGTCTCTGTTTCAATGCCGCTGATATTGAACCCCGTGACCTGCGCGATTGCGGTGTAGGTGGTTCCTGTGGCCTGTTCAATGATCGTCCCTTTGACCTTCAATTTTGCCATGTCGGCAGCTCCTTATGGATTGAAAATAATGTCATAGTCCAACGTTATCGCAAACACCCCATTGTCACTGCCGTCTGTTGCTGGCTCGTAATCGTGGGCCTCAGAATTGAATATTGACGCCCCAACCGTGTAGCTGCCTGCCGCCCCGCTGTAATCCGTCAACCGGGCTTTGACTGCGTTTGCCAGTCCTTCAGTCTCCGGGAATGTCCGGCCCTTGCAATCAATGTCAATCACGATGCTACGGAGTGCGCTGGTCGTGTTGTCCAAGCTCAGGAATTCTTCGCTGTTGAGTTGCGTGAGAACGAGATAGGGCAACGCCGCTTTCTGTGGTGCCTTATTGATATAACACCGGCTGCCGATCAGTGTGCTGATGGCTGCTGTGTTTATCATCAGATTGAGTATGCCTGTGATCATTTGTTGCCCGCTGCAGACGCCTTCATTCCCTCGGCAATGTGCTGCCGGAGAACCTCTCGAATTGTTCCGCCCTTGCCCGCCAGAATCACCATGATCGGGCGAGATTGTGCAGGCATTCTGCCCCTGTGTGCTCGCGGCTTGCCCACCTGCTCATTGACTGTGCTCCCATTGACTCGCCTGCGTATTGTTTTCGTGCCAGTGTATCGTACCTTCGTGCCTGCGAACCACCAGTGCACGTTGCGCTTGTCGATGCCCACGCCCGGGCGTTTTTTCTGTTTGCGATTCTTTAAACTGGTGGCTGCCTTCTCTCGAAGTTGTGTCGCCTTCGCCTGTTGTTTTTCTGTCAGCTTTCGCTTTCGCAACAGGTCAGGACCGACACCCGCCCCGACTTTAACCGCACGTTGTCCGGAGTTGTATTTGCGTTTCACATGTCGCCACGCCACAGCCTTCCGAACGCTCTTGTACTTCCCCGGGATCTCTGCTTTTACAGCATCCCGCCCAACCTTGCCGACTGCCCCGAGTGCCTTCGTGGCAACCTTCCCTTCTGTGTCCTCCAGTAGTTTCCTAACGGCCCTTTGCACTCCCGCCAACTCAACACGCGCAATAACGACATCACCGAATCCGCTCAGTCCAGCTTGTCGCAGTGCACCTAACATCAGGTCGTCCGCCTCCGCGTCTGAATCTCCACAGTCTCGTTTGCCAGATCCACGTTAATGACGCTCAGGATCTCGTACACCTTGCCGTCCGACATGACTCGCATGTCCGGCGTTGCGTTCTCCAGCGTCCTCGACCACGGGCAGGTAAAGACAAAATCCACATCCGATTGCACCTGACTCACCCGCCAGAACTCACGCCCGCCACGGCTGCGGACCGATGCCCAGGCTGTTGTATACGTCGTCCAGTTTGCCTCGGTGTTGCCGTTCACGTGCCCGGCTGCGTCAGCAGATCCGGCCAGCCGCTGCACTGTGATTCGCGTTGTGTATTGCGAGTGTGAGGATTTCGCTTTGCACTTCATGCGAACACCTTGTGGTATCCCGTCCACTGCAACGACGCCACCAGCCGCCGATACGTGTCTGTGTTGTGCTCGCATCCGTCCCAGATTGCCCGGCAATATTCGACCATTGCCAGTTTTGCCGCCCTCGGCACACTGGCTGCTGTTGCCCCGTATCCCGCCACCATTGTGACCTCGACCTTATTCGGCCTGTAAAGGCTGGTGTTGGGCCACTGCTTTGCTTCCTTCAGCCTGATTTCTGGTGGTGTGCTTGTCAGGTTCGCGTAGTAATCCGCCGCCGCAAACGTCTGCAACACGTCGTCCCGGTCATAGTATTTCACGTGCGTGATGCTCTGAATGGGCGCAAGACGGATATCCAAAGGCCCCAGCAGGCTGACGAAATCCTCTTGATACATGACCACGGTTTGCGTAATCAATTTTCGGTATGTGTCGGCCTCGACCTGCTGCCGTGCTGAAATCAGCATGTCAGACAGCTCGCTGTCAAAGTCGCAGCCCGAAACCCGCAACCGTGTCTTCATTTCTTCCAGCGTGATCGGTTCGACTGCCGGTCCGCTGGTGGTAATGAATGTTGGGGTGCTGGGCATTTTGTCGGCTCCTGTGCTGCAACTGCGAAACCTTGTCTGATCAACTCCAGTTCAACGCCATGCCCCGGAGAACACACCACACCCACCGGGAACGCTCGCCACGGTCTCACGATCTTGATCATTTTAAACCGTTCTCCTTCCGCCACTCGTGCAGGTATACGTGCTTCGGCTGCAGGTTCGCGTCAAACATAGCGCACATCTCTTCAAGGTGTCCAATGCTGCAGGATGGAGCAACGTGAATGCTGTTGCCAGCCTGCCTCCATACGTGCCAAAAATAGATGTCATCGTCCAGCCTGTCGTCATCCCAGTCACCGCCTGCGCCAGGCTCTGATTTGAACCACGGCTTCGGCAATGTCTTCAGCTTGTCGACTCGAAACAACGTCAGCCCGAAATGGGCTGTTGTCACCCTGATCGGCTTGCCGTCAATCTGCACCGTATCCCCGGTCTGATGTTGCCCTGTTGTCAGCAGCGGAAACGGCGAACCCCTTCGGCACTGCAGCGCGGCCAGTGCGTCAATCTCCGGATGTTGTGCGAACACATCCATCAGGTGCCGCACATGCTCCGACGTAAACAGGCTGTCGCTGTCGATGCTCAGAATCCAGTCCAGTCCTTTGTCCAGTGCATCCTGAAACATTCGCTGCATGCACTGACCCCAGAAGACACCCTGCGAACAGTGCAGGTTGATTCCCAGAGTCTTCAACGCCCCGTCAATCACATTCCGTGCCGCCACTGCCTCATATCGCGGATGCGTGCAGTAGGCTCCGACCTTAACCGTTGCCGTTCGTCGTGGTGCCGCTGGTGCCTCTGCCTGTGGCTTTGTTGCCAGTCGATTCAGGCTCACTGGATGGCAACTGGTGTCGTTGTCCATGCTATGCCATTCCGCGATGTCCTTAAATCCTGTGTGCTCCAGCAGGGCCTCCAGCCGCTCCACATCGTACGCGCTGCGGTGGATGTCGTGTTCGTCCGTTTGCCCTCCCATCAAGTAGAACAAATGCTTACCGTCATCCGCCGCCAAACACTTCTGCACGTCG